TTAATTAAATATGTTGTTGCCTCAACATTCGCATTTTCGCTTGGGTCATCTGTGAATGTACATCCCTGATACAATGTTCTATCTTCTTCAATATTAGTTCCGTACTGCCCCTCCATGTATCCATTGAAGTAACAATTAAAAAACTTGAATTTAGGTTTGCGGACCCATGCTACAGAACCTAAATTATTTATAAATTTACACCCATAGAATTGAATGTCCTTAGTATCTCCGCTATCGGACACGAACGACGTAGCCGCGCCAGTTCCAAAAATACAGTTATAGAAACGTGCATTACGGATTGGGTCGATCTCAGCTTCAATATCAAAGCATGACATAGGCATGGAACGAACCTTGAACCCAGGTAATGCCGTATCTGCGAAGTTGCAGTCGTAGAAAGATATATTCTGTCCGCCACCAAACGAACATCCTTGACGACCATTGCGAAACGATTGAACATTGCGAACTATTCCGCGATAGTCAGCGTTGTAAACGTCTGGCGCTGTTTGGGAGTTACACCCAGCAATATATAAACCATCTAAACAATGATCGTGAGTTTTCACATTTTCAATACTGAAACGCTCAACCTGACAAACACGTAGCCCATAAGCCCCAACCTGCCAACCTGTATCCCCATACTGACCACCTAGCACGCAGTTAGCCATATTTCCGTCAATATCAAGGTCGCCAGATAAAACAAACGTTTTGATATTCTCAAAGTTAAATGCATAACCAATATCAACGCGTGCCGCAATCTGACTCTCAGTAGCCCACGATGCAGTTCCCGGATAAAAAGGCATAGTGGTTGTAAAAGGCTCGCCATTATCTTTACGGAATACACCATAATGTAAACCGTCTTTGAACTTAACTTGTGCGCTATCCGATTTTAGAATTATATGCTTGTCAGTCATGGAAGGAAACCCAACGTTCATCGCGTCCGTATAGGTCCAGCCTGTCCCGATTATGAAATCTTGATGACCAATCAAGTAAGAATCGTTGGGAATATGAATAGTGAAAGATCGCATCGTAGAAGTTTTAATCTTATTGGCGACTCGATTAAATGCAATATGGTCCGCACCGTCGTCAATCCCGCCGCCAGTCGCACCAAAGTTATGAACGTTTAAATAAGACTCTGGTACTTTACGCACCCAGCCTTCAATCACATTGCCACCGTCGTTTTCGAGTTTTCTTGATTCATCATATTCAAAAAAACCAAAACCTTTGTTAAGCCCAGCATGATAAGACTTAACGAATACAGTTTGTCCATTTTTTCTCGGTGTATAATCTAAGAGATCAGATAATGATTCAAATACACGAATGTTTTTATCATTAATTTCTTTTTGATTTTCTGCACCATCTTTCACATTATCAGCATCTTGATAGGCTTTTACCCAAGTTGTGGTTGATGCATCATATCGATAATTGCCAAGATCCTTAATATAAATTGTGCGCCCATCCCATACATTAGTTACTCCTTCTAAAGCTTCTAATGAATCAAGATGAGTTACAGCTAATGCATTTATAGTCCCTTCATTGATTGCTTCATCAATCATAGAAAGGAACATGTCTTTTAAAATTTGGTCGCCTTTAATCCGATCAGCGATTTCTTTTGAAAGATCATTAACAAGCTGCTCAATGTCATTTGTATTTTGATCTACGTTTTCTTGTAAATTGCCAAGCCATTCATCAATCGTATTTATTTGGTTTTGTAGATTGACATCACCTGCAATACGATCAGCAATCTCTTTAACTAAAGCAAGCCATATCACTTGATCACGATAGCCAAGTTCTTGAAGCTTCCACCAGATTAAATCAAAGTCTTTGTTTACAGGCGCTGGGCGGAATGAATTGTTGTAGGACTGGTAATCTGTTGTTCTTTGGAATGGCGTATTTCTTTTAATTGTAATCAGCACACCATTAGCAGGTGCAGAATTGAAAGTTATTGAGCCATTAACAAAACTCCACGAGCCTACAGGAGCTTCATTCCCGTCTAGGTTTACAATTAAGTACTCTGCTTTATCACACTGGAATGGAAGTGGGAAAACTGTAGTAGTTCCATTCGCTGTATATTCTATAAATGGCGTCTGTTCTGGTACTGCCATAGCCTACCCCTAATTTTCGAAATCTAAGGCGGCTTCATACGTGCCACCATTTGTTCTCCAATTAGGCGTTTCTTCATAGTCAGTTTGGTTGAGTGATTTTCCAACTCTCTCAGGGGCTTCTACAATTGCACCAGATAATGAGTCTAAATAGTCATCTGGTTGATCAGTAATGGCTGGGTTAAATTCACGCATTTGTTTAACTTGTGCAGAATCTTCCCCATTCTCATCTTCTAATACAGATACATGTGCCCATAGAAGGCCAGAAATTAAAGGCCCTTCAATACCATCTAAAATGCGTTTATTTTTAGATTTAGTTGAATGCTGTTCTGTTACACCACAGCGTATTCCACGAGTCTTTAGAGCAGCTTTTAACGCTGCTGGTGCGAAGTTACCGATACCATTTGTTTCAATAGTGACTTTAGATAAATGGAATTCTTTGATGATGTTGCATAGCTGCCAAACTTGTCCGCCTATCACGCGCCCATCTGCATCGGTTTCAATTACTTCGCCCTTAAGCGCAATCGATCTATGCCAATATTTATTACCTATATCATCATGAAAGACTAAAGCAGTTGATGAAATATCTGACTTAAGCCTTCCTGATGATGGATCCCAGCGGAAAGTCGCCCCAACAATTTGACGCTCACCAATCATAAACATGGTGGTTCTATTGGCTCGTTTAAGAACCGGTTCACAGTTGTAAGCTATGATCTTATCCGGATCTAAACGCACATCACCAATAGGTTTAGCATGCATTTGATATTGTGAATCCCATTCATTAAGGGTTTTACATTCCTCTCGGCGTGATGCCATTTCTTCCGCATCAAAACGTTCTGCCCAAATACCTTCTGAATAGAAATCAGCAACGTAATGATCTTGAGCCAAGGTCACTTCATATAGGTCATTTACTTTTTTTAGCGTGTAGTCTTGGCCTTTGCTAAGGTATTTCGCCCCTTGCCCAATCCCAGCAAACGCATGTATTGGCTCAAAGTCCAAAAGGTATTTACCACCTGCTAATGCATTCTCAATGCGCTTTTCATTTTCAAACATTTTGAGCACCAATATATCTACTTTACGTAGCTTTTTAATCTTGTCGTAAAGTGAGTCATGTGAGTGTGGCGTACCGATCCATAGCTTCTTTGCACCAGGAAAGGCAATGTGTGTTTGTTCAGATAGTCTGTAGGTGAGTTTTTCTCGGGCTTCTGGTGAACCCGTTGTTTTTGGTGTTTCAACGTCATCGTTTTGGATGAAGTGAGCGCGGTGACCTGTTACCCCCGAGAGAATGCCTTTCGCCAACATGGTTCCATAACGGACATCATCCGTACCAGCTACCCACCAGCGTTCCGTTTCACCTTTTTTTCTTTTAACTTCTGGATTGTCAACACAAAGAGGATGCTTTTCTAAGACTAACTTAGTCCCGTTACTACACTTATAAGCATCATCATCTGTAGTGCCTTGATGGAGTATTTGCGTTTCGGGCCAGCAGTAAATAACCCATGCATTGAAAACATCAAGAATTGTAGATTTTGAATGCCCGCGCGGCATCATGAGCAGTGCAGTACGGCCCTTGATATAGAAGTTTTCTAGGAAAATACAAACAAGGGCATGGAAGTCAGGAACTTTCCAACCCTGTATATCTGCCCAGATTAAAAAGAAGGCTAGAAAGCTGATTTTTGGTTTAGTCATCAGCTCATCCGTTGTCTAATTTTTTCCGCTTCTGCTTCTGCTTTTTTTATTAGATTTTGTTCATGTTTTTTTTGCGTATCCTCATCTGTACTAGCTGGCGGTAATGTCCCTCTACGATATGCCAATACTTGCTCAACTTTTGTGATAGCTGAGGCGCATTGGTTCAGGCCCTTGTAGAGCCATACTTTATTACCACGATCCTCAGGTGTTTCAAAACCACATTCACTTGCTGCATATGCAATTTTAATAAGGTCATCAGTCATTTTTTCAGTGAGTTCTTCTAACTCTTTTGTTTGATCATCACGCATAAAAAAGCCCTCGCATATAGTTCATATATACAGGGGGTTCGGTTGGGGTTTGTTGGGTGTCCTACTTGGTAGTCATAGATTATTAATAACTTAAAATGTATACTTAGTGAGCAAATTTGCAAACAATAACTAGGGGTACATTTAATGAAAACTTTAATTCTTGCAGCTATTTTAGCTTTACCTGCAACTATGACTTTTGCTGGTTCATGTGATCATAGCTGGCAATCTGCTAAAGACGGTTCATCTTGTGGAGACCGTGCGGCTGACCGTCGTGCTGGCGGCCGTTAAGATTCAAAAAAAGGACTGCATTTGCAGTCCTTTTTTTATTTCACAATCCTCTCAAAGTCAGGTGCTCTAATATCATTAATGTCATCACCCCAGAAACGCTCACGATCTTGTTGTCGTTCTGCTTTACGCAAAGCCTTCTCACGATAGCCGGGTGCAATAGTGTCTTGAACTTCATCAAAGAACATTCGGTTAATTGCTGCTTTTGTATACCATAAATTTTGTGCAGGTATTTTACCTTTCACAAATTTGAAAGCCTCATTGCCGAAATTGGTGTCCTTACCTTCATTGTACTGAGTTAAGTTACTAACCGTTAAACCCAATAGAGCAGTGAAATCACTACCAAGTGGACCAGATACAAATGAGTTTGCATCACGACCAGAAGTATCAGTACCAGCAACAAGAATGTCGCCGAGTACAGGCAAGCCACCACCAGCAACTAGTGAGCGCATAAAGAAGCTTGTAGCCTTTTTAGGATCATTACTATCATAAATTGTTTGTGGGTCGTTACCATTTAGGATTTCACGTAGTTGTACGACCAAACCACCTAGCAACGTCATACTGACCATAAGTGGTATCGCATATGCTGCCTTGCCTTTTAAGCCTTCTTGAGCCATTGCGCGACTTCCTTGTCGCATCAAGAACGAAGCCGAGAATGATTTAAATTGCATTAAGCCTTTAAATACCTCACCTGTGATAGTTCCCTTTGCGCCTACAGTCATCCATGTACGTTCACGAAGGCCTGCCTCAATAACAGCCATGCCCTGCTCATCAAGTAAATGCGCTTGAAGTTGTGAAGCAACTTGATCTTTCACTTGTTTTGGATCACCAAATGCAGTTAGTTTTTCATCTGGAATTTCATAGATAGAACGCGCTGACATGAGCTGATTACCTTTGCGGTCCACGACTGGTTCAGCCAATTGGAAAACCTGCCATGCTCGCTCATCTAAGCCCGTATTTGAAAGTAATTCACGGTCTTGCACATCTAGGTCATTCCAAGCTTTAGAACGGCTTAAGCGGCCGTATTTCTCCATTAGCAACTTAGTGAACCCAACTTTAGATGCCGATGTTAATGCATTGAGGAATGATACCCGCATTACTTGGGTAGCAACCCCGCTTGATATACGTGCTAATTTTTCAGATTTACCATAAGTTGATGTAAGCCCATCATCTGACCAGCGCGCAATCGAGCCTAACATTTCCTCAGTAGCCAATCCTAAACTATGTGCTAGCTCCCGATCTGCTTTATTGGCTGGGTTAAGCTGTTCGATTAGTCCACCAAAAGCTTTACGGTAAGATACGTTATGTACACTGGCATTTTTAGCAATGGTTGCTTGATCTGCTAACGATGCAATTGTGGTGCCTCCTAACATTGAAGCTACATTCATAGAACGATATGCAAGACCTAAGTTTGCAAGAACTTGTGACTGTGGAGAATTGCCACCGCTAAACTCGTCAAACATTACCTGAGCACGCTTGCGACTGCTCTTGGTCTGGTTTTCTTCAATCCCTTTTTCCCAGTCCTTTTTGGCTGCGGCATCCATCAAAATTTTTAAAGCTGTTTTTGGATTGCTACCTAAGTTCTCAACCATGGCAATATCTTTCGATAAGCCATTAATATGAGCTTCGACCAAGTCTACAAACTGCATGCCGCCGAACTCAGATTGATATTCAAGCCATGATTCTGCATCTTTGAAATGTAAGACACGACTTTCACCATGACGGTTCGTTACTTTTGATGTACCGCCACCTGTAGCTTGTCGGCCAACTTCGATTTTGTTTGCCCCATCACTTGATAGCGTGTCATATGTATATTCAAGCAATGAGCGTATTTCTTGCTGTGAGTAGTAATCACCGTTCTCGTGTACATATTGGCGGGTGTCAATTAGTGATTCAGCTTTGTTTACCCACGCTTCTTTCCCTGCTTTAGCGATCTTTTCTAGGTTATGCGTTTGTGGCAATCCCCAATTGTCTAGCTTTCCAATGTCGCCACCGTTCCGGTTAAATCGGTCACGCATGGTTTCGAAAACATCGCCCATCTTGTCACTGATCTTTTTAGCTAATGCATCGCCTGTGTTTTCACCAAAGCGTTCACGAACAATTTTTTGTACTAACTCTTGATCAGTGAAGACACCCAAACCGCCTTTAATATTGGTGTAAAAGTCCACCAGCTCACCGCGATAGATAGCAGCAATACCACGTGCTTTTGAATCAATTGACTGAATGCCCGACATATCACCATGCGCAGCAACCATACGATCAATCACTTCCATTGACGACAACTTGCCATGGTCTAAAGCTGCAATGTTTTGGGATTGTTTAAGGATGTCTTGAGCAGCAATTTTATGCTTGCGCTTTAATTGTTCTTGAATATCGAGAGCAACTTGCTTTGATGCTTCTGTTAATTTTTCTGCATCGGAAAGGTTGCGCCAGTTGTTAATATCTTTGCGTGCAAGATTACGCATCGTTTCATTGATACGTGCTTCAATGTCTGTAGCTTCTTGAGCTGTAAGGGATTGCTTACCAAGTGCTTTAGCTACCGCTTGTTTGCATTGTTCTTTCATTTTTTATGCTGCTCCAAATTGTAAAGCACAGTTCAAGGCAGTTTGTGCTGCTAAAATATCTTGCTCAGATTGCTTAATTTCTGCTTCAAGTTCGGCGTGATAGTCACGTAATGTCATGGTGAATTCTTCTGGCTCACCCATTGAATTAATACGGCTTACTGCAATCGGTTGATCAGGATTTGAGAAAATCACATCAAGCGCAGCTTGCTCTTCTGGTGTTTCGCCAAACAATGAGCCTTGTCGCGGGTCGCCCATGTTTTCAATGGACTGAATCTCAGAGTTAATGGATTCACTAATCGCCTTTGCGCTCTTGCGGTTATTATCAAAGACCTCAAGAAATCTTCTTGCTCCATCACTTAATCCATCATCAATAAGTTGGCCTTGATTTAAATAGTCACGAACCTGTAAGCCATTTGCTTTTAGGTCTGTAAGTTTTTGCGCTGCCTGCGCCAAGTCTTGAGAAATAGTGTTCTCAAAGCGACCACCTTGTTTCACTAAGTCATTAAGCTGTGAAAGTTGCGGAGCTGCTCGGAGCAAGGCGTTTAGAACGTTTTTACTATCATCATCTAGGTTTTCAGATAGCCGAGTTACAAGGTTAGAATCACCATAAGCACGCTGTACGATTGCCGATTCAATTCGGCGTTTACCTTCTTGAGATAAGCGACCATCACTTGTGATAACTGATCCGCGCTCAGACTGTGGCAATTGATCTACAAAACTACGGACATAATCCATAGAGCCATCAATATTGATTGAACCATCATTATTGATTTTTAGTAGTGTTGAATCTGGTAGACGATCAACATCACTCATAGCACGCTCAGTTGCACTGAATTGCGCTACATCGCTTTCATTGGCTAAACGGGAGAAAGCTACACGGTCAACATCACTAAGACGTGTACGCACTAAAACAGGCTGATTTAAACCGGATATATCCATGCCTCTACTATTCGCCCAATTCTGAACAAATTCGCGGTATGCATCTGCTCGGCCATTATCATAAGCGCGGCCAATAGCCAATGTTCGACCGTTGCCAGATTCGACAACATTATCGGGACCAATGATTGGTGCACCGTCTGATAGCTTATAGGATTCACCAAGTAACTCAGGCTTTAAGTCATCGGCCATACGTTCAATTTGCTGGCGTGATGCTTCACGGGTTCGGTCACGTGGCTGTAGTTCACTTGGGTAAAGCGGATTTACACCGTATAACTGGTCGTTAGACGCTACTAAATCAGTCCAATCTTTCACCTCATAAGCGAAATCATAACTTGAGCCATCCATCCCATAGGCTGTGCTCGTCTCACCACCATAGCGCGAGCTTAACTGGTTCCATTTGTTGCGCCATTTGTTAATAGCTTCTCCGACTGTCATGCCCGACATACCGTTATTTTTAACGATTGCATCGGCATTTTTAGCATCGTACGAACGCACTACATCAATTAATGGGCGGCTAGGATCAGCTTTAAGAACTTTGACAGCTCCCCCTGGTCCAAGTAAGTGACCTAGATATTGCTCATGTGCAACCGGATCACGACCTAAATTTTTACGTATGTAATTATTGGCCTGCTTAATGTGCTTTAAGCCGATACGAATTTGCTCATCAACATTGTTGCGGTCTTTACCGCCTAAGTTTTTCCAAGAGTCATCTAAGACTTGGAAAAGGCCGTAAGCGCTTGATGTTGGGTTTTGCGCTGTATGATTAAATTTGCCGCCTGTTTCGATATGACTAATTGTCAGAGCAACACTAGGGTCTATACCGTCTTGTTTTGCGCGTAGTGCAATCTGTTTTGCATTGGTAGGTAGTGAGCTAGTTGCATAATCAATCGTGTTTCTACGCGGCTCTCCTTGCACTGTGTTAGGCACACTAACTGGCTGGCCTTTTAAGATTTGTTCAGTAGCAGCATCTAGGTTTTGATAGTGCTTGTTTTGCTGAACTGGATCTGTAGTTTGAACAGGTAAAGTTGTATCTTCAAACTCAAAACTATTTCTAACTAGAGCGTCATTAACTTGGTCATTTCTAGTTTCGATGTCATCTGAATTAAGCTGGTTAATTTCAGCGTCAACGTCTTGGTCTAGTTTATTTTGACGGGAACCTAAGTAACGTGCACCACCAAACATTAATGAGTTAATAAGCAAGTCAGTCGCCACAGATTCGCCTGTAACTTCATATTGCTTAGCCTGCTTATCATAGCCTTTAGATTTTAGAAGCTGCTCACTTGCATATTGCATACCAGTGTTTAAACCAGTAGCACCGCCAACTGACAATGTAGCATCGGCAACTAAACCACCTGAACCTTTGAAGCCATAGCTAATAGGCAGAGCTGTGCCAACTGCATCACCGACAGCATTTACACCAGCTACTTTCAAAGCTGTGTTTTCATCTACGCCTTTACGGGTTAAATCGGTATAGACGTAATTACCAGTTGAACCACCTGTTAAAGTGGCTGCGCCTAAGGTTCCACCTGTAGCAACGCCTAGAGCACCACGCCAGAGATAGTCACCAACACCTACACCGATATTCCCGACTATGCCTGTATTGTCTTTGTCTTCTAGGTCAGCAATAGTTCCATAAACCAGATTGTCCCGGGCCTTTTCACGCTTAGCCTTGAACTCTTCATACGGTTCAATAAATTCGTTTGTTGAAACGTCTTTCAGACTATAGCTAACACGGTCTACAACGGCATCAATCGGTGCCGAAATTGCATCACCAACTTTGTTAAGACCAATTGCCATACCACGGAAAGGTGAAGAGATAGCGCCATCGAAAATACCAACTTCCTTTTGAACAGTTGGCTTGCCAGTAATCCCTTTTCTTTGGAGTTCTTCTACTGACTTCTGCTCATCATCTGCAAATGTGTCATACCAAGTCATTTAGTTATCCCATCCATCGTAATTCGCCAGATAGTATTTTTAACTACCAACTGCTGCCCTCGCTCATTAATCAGGTCATATTGAACTGCACCAGTACTTGACGGCTTGCCTTGGCGTAAGCGGAACTCTTTTAAATTATTGATACTAATTCCAGTTTGCTTGGAGATAGTTTGATAGCCCTTTTCAAGTTGAGCTTCAAAGGCATCATCAGTAATTCCATAAGGTTTCGTTACTTTCCAATCTGAAACCTTATCCCCTCTGTAGTTTCTGAATGAAGTTGGTTGTGTGTATACCCCACCAGTTGCCAAGTCGAGTGCAACTCCAAGGACTTTTTCATTAGGCTTTTCATCCTTAGAGCTGTGGCTAAAACCACGCTCATTCATGGTATCTGCATATACTGCCTTAAACACTTCATAAGCATTATTAGCATTAGTACCAGTTAATGTCTGGCCCACATATTTGTTAAAAGCCTCTCTCATGTCATCTTCTTTTGGCATGATTAACTGCTTATTTTTTAAAAGTTGAGTACCAATAACAATAGAGTTTGCTAGTTCTCGACCTTCCGTTGATCTATAGCCATTAGCTTTGGCTACGCCTGCCATAACATAGTTTGAGTTACCTCCGCCTAACTGACCCAATGCAGCACCCCAAATTTTCACCCCATCCTTCACGCCTTTGGTTTGGGCAATCATAGAACTAATCAAATTTAACTTTTGATCTACGGTTGCTTCTTCCCATGCTTGCTTAGCGGCTGGTAGCGCTTCATTAGGAATAGGTTTGATTGTTGCATTTGGATCTTTATCACGCTGTGCTACTTGATAAGAACCAATGGTCACAATGTTTTTAGCAAAGGCACTAGGATTAACTTTTAGTGTTAAAGGGTTTATTTCTGGTAGCTCAATACCTTTTTCCCGCAATGCCTGAGTCGGGTTTTCCTTAGCAGTTTTAAGCTTGTTATCGTAAATGCTTTGATAAGTCGCCAAGATTTTATTTTCTGCAACCGGATCAGCAGATGAGCTATTCTTCATCTTTGCCTTACGACTATTGATCTCAGCAAGTTGCTGATCAGTGGTCAGACCCTGAAACCGCATGAAATCAGCAGATTGTTTTTTATAAAACTGGTATTCAGCCTCAGAAGGCGTACCTTTAACTGCCTGTTCGACATCGTTTTGATATTTCAAATCAAGTGGACGACCTGTCAAGGTACTTTGAATAAACTCATTAACGACTTTTTCAGCTTCATTAATCCGCTTATTCTCTTGCACCTGCTGACGTTGTTGCAGCGTTGTGATCTTACTTTGAATTTCAGTCTGGAATTTTTGTACCGCTTGACCATTAATGAACTTGTAGTCTTTAAGACTGGTAGCAACTTCTTGAAGACCTTCAACACTGTTTTGTGCAATTGCCGTTGTGATACGCGAGTTAATATCCATGATGTCGCGTGTTGTCTCGTATTTATTTGTGAGCTCACTTTTCTGAGCTTCAGACAATGGCAAGCCAACAATGTTTTTTAAAAGATATTCTTTGCCTGCTTCACGATCCATACGTGTTGTTGCCACATCGAAGAACCGATCAGCTAGAACCCCGCCTTTTTGCTCATCTGCACGTAACTGTAAAGGCAAGAAAGAAGTACGTTGGCGCGTTACGTTGCTATCCCAGTATTTTTTTAAATCTTCCTGAGCGTGCCCTGGCAAGCTGTTTTGTAGTTCAGAAAACTTAGCATTCGACCAAGTGTTAAGTTCTTCATCGGCTTGCTGTGTAGTGATTACACCATTACCAAGGCGGTTCTTAATGTCCACCACTTTGTCATTGAAGTCAGTAGATAATGACTCATCAAGCTTTAACTTGCCTTCTTTTTCTGCAAGTTGATTGTTGTAAAGTTCAAGGTTTTTAGCTGTAACTTCTTGCTGACGCTGCTGGTCATCACGTGCCTGTATTGCCCCACCAATAGAACGGCCAATTTCAGCCAAGCCAGTGTTAGGTGTAAACGATTGCATTTGAGCTTGTGGCGCTTCACGACCACGAGAAATAGGAATTCGCATTATTTCCACCCATAAGCTTGAGCAGCCGAATCAATGATTTTACTTGCCGCTTTCATGCCGTAATTATTACGTTGTGCCTTGCCTTGACGACGTACATCCGCAGCCGCATAACCTGCCTGCAATTGGTTTAATAAAGCGTTGTAAGAAGCATCCGAGATAATCTCATCACTGATTACAACTGGCGCACCTACATTTACATCCAAGCCATTTTCAGCAGCCGCAGCCATGGCACTTGATGCGTCTCGCTGCCCTTGTTCTTTAATCTTTTTGCTTTGAACTTTGGAAACGGATTGAATTGTTTTTGCATTACCCTTAGCTGTAGCGTCTGCCATAAGCGCATTTGAGATATTGCCAACAGCTTCAAGGCCCGAAGAAATAGCACCACCTTTGCACATGCTTAAACCTCCATCTCAAGAACATAGCCAATCAAATTAAAGCCAAGACTTTCATAGAGTTTTACTGTTTTATCTGCATGGATGCCTGTCATGGTTCCGATCTGGATACGGTCAGCATTCTTAAGCTGTGCCCACCCAATGAAAGTATTTACCAAAAGCTTGGCAATATTGGATTTGCGGTACTCAGGAAGGACATAAACGCCTTGTTCAAAAGCTAATTTGTGCCCTGTTCTCCAGTCCGTTTCAATAACACCAATGACTGTGCCCACTGGATTTTGATATTCATCTAAGGCTAGAAAAATCGAGTTATGTTTTTTAATTAAATATTCGAATAGATCAGATGCGCTTTGCTCATCAAATCCTTGTTTTGAAAAGATTGGTGATTCTTTAGTGAGACGCTTGCCGAAATCAACAAGCGTATCTAAATCATTTAGGTTTGCTGCCCGTACTTGCATCTCATTTCTCATTAATTGATACCAACATAGAGATACTTTGCATGTGTAAAGGCATAGGTTTGTCGTGTGTTATCTTGACCTCAAGTTCATGTAATGATTGCCAACCAACAAATGAATCGACTACATAACCTGTATATGGCAAATTTACGAACGCTGATTGATTGTAATACTTGGTAGATAACTCTTGCCCATTGATATATCCACCAACTGACGCATTCAAAAAGATAGCCATTTCGTGCACCTGAATCTTATGAAACATTGCAGTTGTTGGCACTTGGCTAAAGTCTGGTGGCAATAGGTCGATTTCAGTTTTAAACGGCTGACCAACGTGTACTGTTTGGGTTAGATCAGTGTTCGATAGCTTAATGTTGGTGCCACTTACTGTGTAAGTTGAATAGAAATATCCATCCGCATTATTGAAATTAACCAGTGGATTATCTAAAACCTGAATATCAAGATTTAAAATAGACCCAACGCCATTAGTAACGTTGATATCAAATTCACAATCGCTCTGTGCAGTCTCGCTAAACTCTTCCAAAACTGTAGAGCCATTGCGATTAGTAAGCATGAAACACTGATCTTCACCTAAGCCCGTTGGCAAGGCACAAATAGATAAAACCTGTCCACCAAAATCGTGCTGGGACCAAGCATTCATTTCCTGATCACGGTTTAGTGTGATACTTGAAACCGCACCGTCTCCCATAACAATCCATACAATAGAGTTTGGTGTTTGCTGGAAAGTTAACTCTTTAATCCCTGCATGGTTTTCGGGTATATGTGGGGCAATTTGAGACAATTCAGGCGAGACAAGCCCGTCAACTTCATAACGGTACGACATGGCACGTAAGCGCTCACCACCACGTTGCACAAAGAGCAGCTCATTACCCACGCGGCAAGGCTTAACATTTGCCTGAACACCATAAGAAGTGTGCTCATCAATCTGTGCTGAAGCTGGCGTTAAAGGTCCTTGAGAATTAATTAGAAACTCAGCTCCACCAGTTAATGCAACCACACCACCACGTTGAGATAGGTGCAAAATGTTGTCAGATTGGGCTGAACTTGAAGCGATACTAAAAGCATCTGCATCTTGAGTAGTTTCTAAGAAATTACCATCATCACCAATGCGACTAAACCACATCTGATTAGGGCTTGTTTTGGTATTGGCAAAGACTAAGCGCTGTTTAAAGAAGCACACTGCCTTTGGATAACCCGCTGTAGCACTAAATGCGATACTTTTTAAAACCCAAGACTTTGCAATAGCTTGAACAGCAGAAGTTAGTTTTACTAAAACTTCACCATTTACACGAGAAGGGTCTACATATTGAGTTATTTTTACTTGCCCACCATTAATTTCAATAATTGAACCTGCATTTGAAGGTGTAAAAACGTTAGCTGCTTCATTTGTCACTTCTTCCCATTCCGAAGTAGTTGCAGTAGGCTCAATCCCTTTATTGTCAATCGTTGCACGCCAAGTCTTACTATTGTGAATAACCCGATCACCTGTTAAGTAAGTCTCAGTATTTGACCAGTTTGGGAATGATGAAGCAGTTAAGGAAATAACTTTTCCAACTTCTGTACCAGATGGAGATAAAGCTACGTTTGGAGTGCTGCCTAACTCATCATTAGGGTTCACACCAAAGGTAAAAGCCGCAAATTGCCAGTTAGTAAAGTCAGCAGAACACAGCAAGCGCTGTACAGGTGTATCACCTTGAACAAAATACATGCGGTATTTAGTGTGTGCATACTGTACTTCACGCACTTTTTGGACCGTGTTATAAGGTGTCACAGCTTCATAAACAACTGCATAAGTTCTTGGGTTGTAAACCTTAAGGAAAGACACACCAAGGATAAGCAAATAGGTGTTTTCTGAGTTTGCAATAAACGGAATTAAACGTAATGCCCCTGCAAATTTTGACCGGAACTTAGTGCCTGGTCTTTTCTTTGCCCCACCTTCAACCAAAGGCAATGCATTAAGCAATTTTTTTGCACCGTTTGCGTATTGCTGAATGTCTGTTCGCGTCCAAAGTAACGGGCTTAACTCACCAGAACTCAGGTTATTTTTTAGGATCCACTGTCTCATTAGAAGCGCTCCCAATAGTAACTTGATTCTGCGTATTGAACGTCTTGGCTTGGTCGCTCTTGGCCATTCACGGTACGTGCTTGCTTAATCAAAAACTGGAACTGTGCTTCTGCCGATTGCCCAGCCGCATCACTTCCTGTAACTGGCTTACAAAGCTTAGATGCCATTTTGTACGTCATGGCTTCAACCAACATTGCATCCCAAGTTTGCTCATTATCGTTGTCAAAAACGTATTCAAGGTGAATTACTTCAGTGTCGGCCAAGATATATCGGTTCTCGACTTCATAACGTTCAGTGTTAGCCGAAATAATCAGAACGTAATCACTAGGTAGTGGAAATGCATGAGCATAGCCAAAGCTTGGATATGTAGAGACTGGAGATAAGATTTGCCGTTTTTTGGCGCATGACCAAGGATGTGAGCGCAGTATTGATAAACGTGTAGTGTCATAAATATTACGGCACGTTTGAGCTAATTTTGAGTCTTCCTCAAAACTTGCAATTTGTTGCCCGCCAATCATGCTCAATGCATTATTGCAAATGGTGACTTTAGATACAGACATAAGAAAACCCCGAAGCTTTTTAGATAGTTTCTTCGGGGTTTTGATGTGTTTTGTTGGGTGTTAGAACTTACTTAAAATGTCATGTAACTTTGCTTCGGCCAAAGAAGTAATTTCATTTGATGCTGGAGCATCAAGCACTTTAAGCAAAAAATTCCCTTTTTCAATTAAGGCATAGTGGTTGGCGTATATGTTGTCATATGAACCTTGCACAGCTTGAGTCTCTTCTAATTTATTTTCATCTGACATGATAGTTTTCCTTTAGATAATTAAAAAGCACCCCACCGCCTGCCCTAACAGTGGGGTGAAAGCACTTACACTAAGAAGTCGATAGCAACTACTTTTTGCTCGTTTGCACGGCCAGCCGCAAATGAATGAACACCACCTACTTGTGAAATGTTCTTTTTGTCTGGACGTTTTGAAATGTCGAAGCCAGTAATATCAGCATCACCAAAATGAACGGCTGAACTTGTATACATCACCGTACGTTTCTCGGTAGCACCACCAGCGCCATTGTTAAGTTTTTCGTAAGGGATCCAGTTCACACCTAACCACTTACCAGACACAGCACCTTCTTGAAGCATCTTCACTGCCATAAAATCAGCAGAAGTTAAGGTAGTATCACCTAAGATGTCTTCAAGCATTGAAGCGGTGTAAATCATGTTAAGCGTTTCACCATTATGCTCATCACATTCGTTTGCACGGAAAATTGATTTAGCTTTGATGATTTTCTGTTTCAAAGAACCAAAGCCTGAAAGAATGATCTGACCAGCCGGCAAATTCACAGTACCAGTAGATTTAACACCAGCATCGTTTACAGTTGTACGTGTTACGCCACCAACAAGTGCTTGATAAATGATGTCATCGATTTTGCGGTTACGCGCATTAATCAAGTTCTTCATGTATTTATCTGTTGGTACAGCTTTAAGTTTTGGTAAATCACGGCTTTCAATTGGGATGAACAAGTCATAATCTGCCATTAATGCAGTACGTACACCTGCATCTGGAATGGTCCAAGTGGTATCACCGAAACGGTTACCAGATGGAGACATTTCAACCTGTCCCATATCATTGATAGTGAATGATTCACCCTGAATTTTTCCACGGTTTACAGCAGTCTTCAGCAATCGAGACTCATTTTGCATTGCTGCAATTTCATATGTATCGTGATACTGAATTACAAACGCTGCCGTGATTTTATTTTCATTCGCCATTGGTTAGCCCCCCTAGCCATATGTTTTTTCGTGGTAACTTTGAACTTGGGCATAAACACGCTTATGGTCAGGATGACTTTCATTCATGTACGCCTCTGATGCCATCAATTCTTGAATGTTCTCGGCACCGCTTTGTTGGGTGTTTTGAGGCGGCATATCTTCTTGTAATGCCTTGCCAAAGTAGGCAGCTAGACGAATACCGAATGTTGGGGAGTCTACGTCTGCAACTTGTAGCCCAGCCGCTTGAATTGCTTGATTTGCGAAACGTAAGTTAGCTTCGTAATCGTTACCCCAATCCTGTTGAAGCGCTTCTACTTGCACGGCTGTATGCTGCTCGTAAGCCTTCATCACCACAGCCATTTGTTCATTGGTTACGCCAGCTTGATGAGCACTTTCTAAAAAAGCTTTGTTATCTTCATTAGATTTGAATGCATCGAAATCAAAGCCTTCCAACTCAACCTTGTAAGCATCCGCAGACTCAGGAATATCTGGCTTGGTTTCTGTTTCAGCTTCTGGCTGTTTCTGCTCTTGAGTTTGGCTCTCAACTGGTGGCGTTGCTGTATCCACAGGTGTTGTTTGAGTTTGTTCAGTTGCTTGAACGTTTTCTGTGTTTGTCTCTTGTTGTTCATTAAGCATCGTTCTCTACCTCACTGTAATTTGGGTCATTTGCTTTGTTGATTTGGCTTAAAATGAAATTCACTGGTTCGCTCTGCCCTAAACGTCGGCATGTCTCACGCTCTCCACCTTGTGAATCAGACACAAAGGCGTGACGGTTAAAGCGTTTTGTTAGGTCTTCAAGGACTCGTTGCCCATTAACATCAAGCTCAAATACGACTCGATATAAATCTGGTGTGGCGGGCTTTAAGTTGCGCTGAACAACATAGGTGCCATATTCTTCTTGGTGGTCTTCTGGCTCTGATTTTTGTAATTTCAGTTCTGCCAGATCTTCATAGGCAAGGTTAAGCTCATCATTAGATTGCTTAAGCTTTAACTTGTATGCCTCAAGGTCACGCTCTAAACGTGTTTTTGTATCGAGATGCAAGCGGTTCTCAGCCCAATACTTTTCCTGCCATTCCTCACCACTAACTTTGTAAGCTAGGGCAAATGCAGCAGCCACAATAAAGGCAAGAACTGCAACTACAAAAAGGGCATTAATCATTGTCGTGTCTCACTGGTTAATTCAGACTCAAGGCCCTTACCGACTGCATTGGCAAGTGGTTGTGCTAGAGCCTGTTCTTGTTCTTGTTGTGCAGCTTGTTGCTGTGCTTCCTGACGCTGCTTACGGATTGCATCGATCTGATCTTGAGTACGTAGAATTGCTGTAGGCACACCTAAGCCCATGCCCGAAACTTGCGCTAGGGCATCCATATCTACGTTGTCTAGGATTGAAGGATCTATTTGAGCTACGTTCGACATTCCAGCTAAGAAGCGCTCAATTGCTGTGACTTCTTCTAGTTGCTGTGAACGAGCCAAAGCAGAAATAAACTTGAATGACAGATTGCGGCCCTGCATTTCTTCTGGTGCTTCACCAATCACACCAGCACGGTAAGCAAGCCCAAAAGTACGCTCTAACAAAGGCGTTAATAATTCAGCTTGCCAACGGCCATAAAGCGGCCCTAATTGCTGACGAATTAAGTCAACACGTACATGCACTTCGGTTGCTGTCATTGCCGGGCCATCGGCAGGCTGCAACTGATCTGCCATCATCTTTTTACGGATTGCACCTTGAAGATGAGCTAACAAATCAACGCCAACTTGATAGCCCTTGCCGTCATCAATGCGCTTCAATGAGTTCACATCATTAACGACAATGATTTTCCCGCCACCTAAGCGCACTGTACGGGGGTTAAACGTGCCATCATCTACACCTGCATACATGCCTAGAGTTGAGATTTCGGCACTACGCAACGTGTCACGCATTAACTTGTTAGCTGTTTTAGCGTCCGGCAAAGCAATAGAGACTTGACCAGTTCCATAAACTGAATTTGGAATCTTTCTAAAGCGTGGAATTACGAAAGGAAATTCGTTGTAGCCTGTCTCTCGTAGGACATTTTTTTCATCAACTTCAACATGATATGACGCAAAAGGCATTTCCTTCGGCATCAATTGACGATCACCTTTGATGTAGCCAGTTTTACGCGGCTCAACGACCCACAAAACTTTAACCTTGCAATCTGGCTTTGACTTGTAAGTGTTGCGGACCTTCTCACTGACCTTGTTTTCGCCATACTCATTGACTAGCGCAGCCATCGTCATTTCATATTCACGATAGAGCGTGTCAACTTTCTGATCTTGACGTGTTGAAGCTAGATAGCATTGCCCGATATCCCATGTCTGGAATACATAGCCACCACCTGCATGACGATCTACATCGGCATACATTACGCCCCAACCAGCAACCACACAGTCGAGCACTAAGTCAAAGATTTCGCTGTCGTAGTTAGCGCCATGAATATTGCGCCAAATGAATTGACACACCTCATCTAGCCACTTCTCACCTTCTGTAAGTTCGGCTGGATCATCTACGCCATTCGGCACAGCTTTAAACCACAGCGCATTAGCTGGCGTGGTTCCTGAAATGATGCTTGATACAAGTAATTGCGTTGCTTCTGATAGTGTTGAATCTAATAGCTCAGCTCGTTGTGTCTTACGTGTATCTGTTACATCATCACCTATAAACGATTGCTGACGCTCAGGGGCTGCATAGCGATAGCACTCAGACCAATGTGGTTCTAAGCGGTTTCGCGCTGCTTTAAGCTCGCTTAAGCGTTTGCATAACCTTGCTACTAGCTCACTCATATCAGCCGCCTAAAGTTGTTTTCTTTTGGTTGTCTGTAGCAGACGCCAAAACAGTTGAAGCATTACGTTTACGACGCTCTGCCGTTGCTGCATTTGCATCTAATTGAGCTTGGTTTTTAGCGGCTGCATCTGCGGCTTCTGCATCAAAACCTTTTGAAGCACCCTTAGTGTCTGTGAGGCCAAACATGTCAGTCACAGATGAAAGAACTTTTCCTAATCCGCCTCCGCACATTAGTCCGCCTCCTTAGTTGACCAGCCCTTTTCAGTCAAAACAGGAATGCGTTTTTTAGGCTGTACTGCACCAGCGGCATTTGGCGCTTCTGGTTGCGTAGACTTCTTTAGCTCGTCAAGTTGGGCACGCATCTGCTCTAACTCTTGGCGCAATAGTTCTTCTTGAGATGGACCAGTTTCACCCGTACTTTGATCATCCCCACCTGTGATATGACCTAAAGCAGCCTCAGCCTGATCTTTAGTTGAAGTGTCTTGGGTTGTATCTGGTGTTTGTGCTTGTTGTTGATCTTGATTCGGCTCAGCAGTAACACCCGGTGTTTTAATTTCTCGTTTAGCAGCCATGAAAAAGCCCCATTCGTTGTGAATAGGGCTAGTGTTGTGTTTATTAAGTTGGGGTTTGTTGGGTGATTAATTGACGCCTACCATCCTGCAAGCTCCCAATCACAATGAGGAAGTCGAATGTAACAAAGACTGTTTTCACCCACCCCTATTTCATAGTTTTCATAACCATGCGAACCAATGCCTATTTTTTTAATTAACTTTTTACGCTGTAGTCTTTCAATAATTTCTATCTTGCCGATTTTAGTGAGGTACTTACGTAACTCCTTATCTGCTTTATCTTGAGTCTTTGCATAGACGGTATATGTTTGCTCCGTTTGTGCGTCTACCCACTCGTATTTATTGCCATCTAGATTAATCATTCCCTCCCCCCTTGAGCGCTTGCACTGCCAAATCAATGTTTGGCTCTGATTGATATAACTCAGCTTCAACAAGCAACCTAATTGCCGCATCCACCCGCTTTTGCATCTCCAACATGTTTATGCCTTGCTGAGTGTATAGGGTTTGCAGCTCATCTACCTCGGTCTGGCGGCTCTGAAACGACATGTAGCAAGTGTTTAACATACTGCAATACACAACACCTTCTTGATCATCGTTATGTAAAAACCATTCCATGTTAGGAAGATATACATTTTGATCTTTATCAAAGGTGCAAGCGTCAAGAACAGTTTGAGCAACTCCTTCTGTGGCAAATTTCAAACTTAAAAAATGTTTCTCAAATTCTTCTCTACACTTATCCATTTTTGACCTCGCAATTCGGCGAAATGTGGTTTTCTAGTTTGTCTAGGGTTTCTAATTCCCCCGAATCCGAGGGTTTATCAATGCGGTGGCCTAATGCGTTTTCTTCTGGGGTGGCCAGTCTAATTTCATTTTGTAACAACCATGTACCCCAAGTTTGATGCCTAACTTTTCTAACAATGGTTGCCAGCCCATCTTCAATTTTTTGAATTGAATAAATATATGGAGAGTTGTTATCAAGACGGATTATCTTGTTTCCGATTTTAAACTCACCCATGGCTGGCTCCTTGAACTGAAAACGCATTGAAAAAGTCTTTGTAAGGTCTTGCGTAAATATTCCCGTCAGCCAAACTTTGATAGACAACCATCTTTGGAAACTTCTCGTTATCACACTTGTTTGCAGTAGTAATAAGGCAATATAGATTCCCTGTTTTATTGTGCTTATAGATCATCCCCGCCTCCGTATATTGATTCGTAATTGCTAATGTGGGCTTTCAAGTACTTGTAGTGCTTACCCATCTTTACGACTGCTTTTGCGTCCTTTAAGCCACCAAATGCATTGACACGATCAACCGACTCCACAAGACGCTTGAGGTCGTCCAAAGAAAACTCGAAATCATTGCAATTAATATTTTGCTCAATCAGATACTTTGCATCTTCTATTCCGTACCATCGAATAAAATGTTCTGGTTTCATTGTTGTAATTCCTCATCTAACTGAGCAGCGAATACGTCTAACGTTTCAAGTAGATCAAGCTGCCCAATATCGTATTTATATGTTTGCCACTCGCCTTCACGTGGTACGCGCTGTAAGCCTGTTTGCTCTTGCCACAACATGATGAATTGCTCACCGTGTATGTACTCTGGAATGGATCCAGTAGACCAAGAAGAAACAGTGCTGCCACCCGACACATCAAGGACGTAGGCGATCTTTTCGTGTGACCATCCAAGGTTGCGTAAATCTAGAATCATGCGGTTGAAGTCTGGACGCTTATAACCTCGGCGTTGGCGCAAGAATTCTTTGGCTTTTTTCTTAGTTTCGAGAAAACGCGCGCGTGCGCGAGGGTTGTCTGTAAAAGCTGTACTATCAACACGCATATTCACCTCTCACGCTCCTAAAAATGTCTTACATCCCATGCATTGTTTTTCGTATTCCAATGCACAGATTTAAATGAAAATGGATACAATTCGGCAGCTACTTTGATCTTTACTAGCGCATCATCTTCCCAATGGCCTTTGACCTCATGCACTTGCAACTCAAAATCACTTGTAAGCACGAAAAAATCAGGCTTATAAAACGTCTTTTCAGCTAAACGCAGGTTGATACAGTCAAACTTGAACCAAAGGATTTCACCTTTCATTCTTTTGCTTTCTAGGTAGTCGTTATATTTACGCTCTGTTTTGTTCATAGCGCCTTGTTTTAATCTTCCTAGTACCCTTGCATCACTTTTACTTTTATCGCGCTGTAATGTGCCTTTTTGTGCGTTATTTCGCTTGTTTTGAATTGCTTCTAGCTGTTGTTCAGTTATTCTCATGATTTAGCCCCTTCTTGTTGGGTCTTGAACTGCTCTAACAGGCCAGCTCTTCTAAGTTTTACGTACAAACATGCAGCTGCTCTTGTTTCAGCAGTCTTTAATCCATGGTTGTAAGCACAACGCAATGCCATCATTTCCTTGTAGTTCATCTGCCTAGCTCCACCATGTTCAAAACAGAAACTTCCATTTCAGCAAGCACGTAATTTTTTAATTCGTGGTAGGTATTGTTTTTGAATGCCTCATGTACTTCTTTAACCACGATCATGTCGAAGTAAGGACGCTTTCTTTTTTCCGCGATTGTGATTAATCGGAATTTAATTTCTGTTAGTGTCATACCGCCCTCGCATCTTTCCAGTTGCACTCAATGGTTGTGAGTCCGCCATGTTGGAAACGTGACCAAAGGCGATCACCCAAATCATTTTTGAGTTGTTCAAGTGTCATATTTGAAATGAGCATCGTTGCTTTGCATGCGTCATAGCGTGAGTAAAGAACTTTGTGCACTAGCTCTAAGCGCTTATCACGGTCATGCAATCCGTACTCGTCAAGAATGAGCAAATCGTAGGTAGTGAACTCATAAATTACTGACTGCTCTGATTGATCTTTAGTGTCTTTGTCCCACGCTTTCATGATGCGTTGAGCCAATTCTTCGCTTGTGATGTAACGTGCATAGTTGCCTTTCGCTAAAAGCGTTCTTGCAGTTGCACATGCCAAATGTGTTTTACCTGTTCCAGTGCTTCCGACCATGACCAGATTTTTTACTTCGCCCTTTAAAATTTCACGTGCATACGCTGTGGTTAGGTTGTAAGCCTCAATCTGCCCATCATGATCACGACGATAGTTTTTAAATCCTGCTTCCTTGTAGCGATCTGGAATCATTGCGCCTGCAAAGTGTTTTTCACGTACAGACTTCTGAACTTCAAAATCATGTTGCTTGTTTGCTGCATTCACATACTCGATTGCACATTGTGGACAGCCTTGGAAGCCTCCCATGATGATTTCTTTCACGTTGTGCTTAGTGCAGAAACCTGAACCTTGCATAACTTCTGGATTAAGCATTGCGTTCATACCCAGTCCTCCGGTATTTCAGCTTCTTCAAGCGTCTTGGTGTATTGAGCTGGGTTATTAGCCCAAGCATCGTTAACGTTGCGTGATGTTTGAGGCTGTGCAGGCTTACGACTTGAGAAATTGCGTTTAATCCACTTCACGAAGTTTGTGTACATTTGGGTATCTGTAAGCAAACCCGCTTCAAGTTTTGTTGAGTAGTACCCGTTGATCTCAAGTAACCAACCATCAACCTCGGCTTGAGTCATTTTTGTGATACCTGATCTTTGCAACCAAGCATTCAACGCATCCAAATTTGGAACCCAAAGTTTTAAAACCGAATCAACTGAATTTTCCTCACATAAATTTTCTTTAGAAGTTTCTTTATTAAGTTTATTTATTAGACCCCCATGACATGTAGGTACTCCCCCCTCATGCTGTGTAGGTGGTGTACCTGCATCTTGTGCAGGTGGTTGTTGAAAATTACCTAAAAATGCAGGTACATGTTGTGTAGGTAGTCCACCAGCATTTGATGTGGGTAGTTTCTTAAAGTTAGTATCTTTTGGATTGGTAAAATTAAGGCAATACACTGTAGTTTTCCCACGTGATTTTTTAGGAATTACAAGATTCCACTCAGCTAATACTTTTAGATATTTAGTTGCTGTGCGCTCATCCTTAATGCCTGCTAATTCCATAGCCAAAGAAGTGCTGAATGCCTTTTCACTTTCTTGGTATCCAACAATGTGTCGATTAAGTATCACTAAAAGCTTTACTGCCTCAGCTGGCAATTCAGCGATATAACGCTCATCTACCAAGAAATTAGGCATTGGGGTAAACCCCTCTGCTTTTGGTGACATAACTTGTCGCTCATGTTTTGGAAACTCGATAACTTCACCTTGTGGAGAGTCGTGTTTGTATGCTAAATTCATATTTCAGTTCTCATTTCATTGCTTTGCATTGGAATGGCAAATTAGGCTCAATTGGTTACGACAATTGGGCTTTTTTTGTGCCTGTGGCTTATGTGGATTTGGTGCCATTTCTAATTCAAACGGCTCAGGTGTATTCCTTGTATCTTCGGTAACTGTGGTCAGATCGATTGGCATTTGGAGACAATTAAGCATCTCCTCAACCTCGAAGATTATGTCCATGGCAGCTATACGCATTAGCTCAGACGAGCCATTAAGCTTTCTAGAACGCGCAATACGCTCTAATTTGATTTTCATTTCATCCGTGCACTTAAAGGTGACACTTGCGGTTAATTTCTCAGCCATAGCTTTTACTCAAGAAAAAACGTCAGGACGAAGGTCAGATAGTGAAATTTTTCCTTCACTTTCTTTATTTATTGTTTTTGAGAGTGTTGCAGAAACACTTCCTCCATAAGCAATTTGAAAAAGGTTGTTTACGGTAGTTCCGCAAGACTTTGCGAAAACTTCTAAATCCTCTTTGCTTTTTGACTTGATATAAGAAAGCAAACTTTTTACATGCTTCTTTGATTTTGAAGCAGTTTTTAAATTTCGTAAGGCTGGCATAACAAGCTCCATAAATACTCAACTACTAATTTAGTATTTTACTAAAGTATTTGCAAGCTATGTTTAGTCTTTTACACATTTTGTTTTTAGTTTTTTACTATTAGATTGTGCATATGAATATTTCAGACATCCGAAGAAATAATCTTCTTCAATTAATCGAACAAAAAGCTAATGGCTCCCAAAAGGATTTTGCGAACCAAGTAGGCACAGCTGCTGCTTATTTGAGCCAAATTATTAACGGCACTATAGGGAATAATGGAAAGCCAGCCGCTGTAGGAAACCCATTAGCAAGAAAAATTGAAAAAGCTTATGGATTACCCGATGGGTTTATGGATAGAGAGAATTCAAATGATGCAAGATTAGACAACAATGTTGACTTGAAAGAAAAAATTACTACAGAAGGTCGCTTAGTGCCAGTTATCTCTTGGGTAGCTGCTGGATCATTTTCACCAATTGAAACGGTTTTACGTGATGCAGTAGTTGACGAATTTCTTCCGCCAAATACCAAGTGTGGTAAAAATGGTTATGGTTTAAAAATTACCGGAAATTCAATGTTGCCACGCTTTGAGCCGGGCGATAGGATTTATGTCAATCCTGATATACAAACATTTGACTTGCAAACTAATGATTTAGTTATTGTGGCTTGTGCTGGAGAAACTGAAGCCACCTTTAAAAAACTTATCATTGAAGGGAATAATCGATATTTAGAGCCATTAAATCCAGATTGGCCTGAAAAAATTATCAGATTGACAGAAGATTGCCGATTAGTAGGCAAAGTTGTAGGTTTATATAGGGATATATAATGAGAATACTGCATATGATATGGTTGCCATTTGCTTATTGGTTTTTTCCTTATCAGCTTGCCAACCACGCTTTAAGAGGCACTTTAAAGCAATATGGAATTGATTTAAGAGTTATACCCAATGAGCTTTCTCAGGAAATTTCAGCAAATATTATAAGATTGCAAAAGCTTAATCCTAGAAAATCTGGAGTACTTGCTAATTTAGAGCAACTACATTTATTGATTGATCATGATGCGATTATTATGAAGAGCATTATAAGACATGAATATAAGTATGAGTTTGAATTTACACCAGAAGTTGAAAGAATTAAGAATATAATGCTAAAGCATGCTGCAAGAAAAATTAAAAAATAATTTTTACTAAAGTAAAGCCCACTATAGGTGGGTTTTTTTATGTCTATACAAAACAAAAGTTTAGTAAAAAACTAAAAATAATTAGATAATTTATTTGTATTTAGTATTGTACTAAATTTAGTATTTTGCTAAATTTATCTCATCAACAAACAAAAACCGCCATAGGGGTCAGAGTCTAGGCGGTTTGCATCTAATGCGGAGATAAGTATGAATATAAAAGCCAACATAGTCAAATCCATGGGATTCGTAGGAGTAGTTAGTGCTCTAACTGCTGCTTATGCCTTCACCCCTGCTAACAAAGAACCTGTAACGGTTGCAGCTCCTTTCAAAGTTGAATCAATCGACCCTGAAAATGAACAAGCAGTACTTCAAACTGCAAATGAAAAGTTCACTTTAGAAGTTGATTTTGATGCTCAGTACTCAATTGATGGCAACGGCTATCAAGCTTGGCGTGAAGTTGAAATTAACGAGATTAAAGACATTCGCGTTTATGACGAAGATGGCGAGGTATTGGCTTACGTTGATCGTTTGGACGTAGTTGAGATTAAAGATCTTATCGAATCAGGGATTAGAGAGCGCATTTAAGCGCTCCATGGTGAATGTTATGAATGCACATCCTGAAATTATCGAAGTATCAAGACTTCAAGCTCTTATCAGAGATTCTGTAAATGCCCTCCTTCCACTTTCTAGTGAGAAAGACACAGTCATCACTGATGGCGGAAATTGGATTCACTTGCGTTATGTGGGCCGTGGCACTGAGCAGATCCAATTAGAGCTAGGTGATCAGTTTTCTATTAAGACAAAAATCGCCTACCTAAGTGAGACGTTAAAAAGATTAGCAGAAATTAGAAATGAGTTGAGAGGTGGGTGATGGGAACTAGACACTTAATTTGTGTACAGCACAACAATGAATACAAAGTTGCAAAATACGGTCAATGGGATGGTTATCCAAGTGGTCAAGGTGTTGGAATATTGGAATTCCTAAAGGGAGGATTTAACAAAGCTCTTTTTATTCAGAAGCTGGACAACATCTTTGAACCTACAGATGAGCAAGTTAAAGCTTGGTACAGAGAAGCTGGCAATACTCGTGATGATGGTTATGTCGACTTTGAAGTATCTAAACGTTTTTCAGCTAAATATCCTTCTTTTTCACGTGATGCTGGATCAGATATTTTGGGAATTATCCAAAATTCTGAATCACCTATTCCAATGCGCAAATATCTTGAATTTGCTGCTGAATCGCTATTTTGCGAATGGGCGTATGTAATTGACCTAGATAAAAACACTTTTGAAGTTTTTCGGGGCTTCAATAAAACCCCATTAGATAGCAGCGAAAGATTTGCATCTGTTACTTCACCAGATAGCAATGAAGGTTATTACCAAGTGAGATTCTTAGAATCATTTGATTTAGACAATTTGCCATCTGAAGAAGACTTTATTGCTCAGTTAGAACGTGAAGAGGATTAGGAGAAGATTATGAATGCGCCAGTAAAACATAACGCTAAAGACTTTTTCTCAAAGCCGATGGTTCAGGAAAAGCTAAAAGAGCTTGTTGGTAAAAATGCCCCTGCTTTTGCAACTTCGGTTTTGCAGATCGTGAATAGCAACTCAATGCTTGTTAATGCTGACCCGCAGACTATCTTTAGTGCTGCATGTATGGCTGCAACATTGAACTTGCCAATCAATAACAATCTTGGTTTTGCTTACATTGTTCCGTTTAAGAACAACAAAACAAACACTATCGAAGCTCAATTTCAACTTGGTTACAAGGGATACATCCAGTTAGCACAACGGTCTGGTCAGTTTAGCCGCATTGCTGCAACGCCTGTTTATGAAGGGCAGTTGATTAGCGAAAACCCTTTGCTTGGCTATGAGTTTGACTGGTCGATTAAACCAACTGGTGAGCCGATTGGATATGTGGCGTTTTTCAAGCTGATTAATGGCTTCACTGCTGAACTTTACATGAGTAAAGAAGAAGTAATGAAGCACGCCAACAAGTACAGCCAAACAGCCAAAAAAGGCTTTGGTGTATGGAAGGATCAGTTTGAGGCAATGGCGCTTAAAACCGTATTAAAGCTGCTTTTATCGAAGCAAGCACCGCTTTCAATTGATATGCAAAAAGCACAAATGGCAGATCAAGCAATCATTCGTGATGTGGAAAAAGACGAATTTGATTATATCGACCACAGCGAATCAGTTGCAGATTTAGAGCCGCCAAAACTGCCGCTTAGTGATGATGAGTTTAGCGCAGTGCTTGAACAGCTCAATGCTGGCGCGATTGATAAGGCTTATATCTTGGATGGTTACATGCTAACAGATGCGCAGCGTGTAGCGGTGGAGGCTCAGTGATGAAAGTTTCAGAAACCTTTTATGTTATTCGCAATCAAGTGGGCAGCAAGTTTATATGCAACCACAAATACGGCACAGAAACTAAGTTTTTAACATCGGCTGAGCGCTATGAGACTTTGCTTGAAGCTAATGAGGCGCTTGCTGTTATAAAAAAACTTTTATCAGACAAGTTGGCTAAGTTTAAGAATGAAAACCCTGATTACCTAGAAAACAAATGGCTTTTACAGAAAGTTAATAGCCGCATGGAATTGATTGAAAAGTTAAAAGTTTTCAAATGCGAGCGCACATATTTAATGGTTGAGGGGTGAAGTCATGAAACTATTCCGTTGTTCATCCCTGCACAAACTTATTGGTGATGGTCGCTCTAAAGCGGCTGTCATCAGCGACACGGCAAAGTCTGCAATCCGTGACATTGTGAAAGAGGATTTATACGGCTTTCGCTCATTCACGGGCAATCAGTACACGCAAAAAGGTAATTTGCTTGAAGATTTGGCAATCACTATGTCGGGTCGTATGCGTCATCGCAATTACCAAAAACACGTTGGTCGTGTTGAAAATGAGTTAATCACTGGCGAGTGTGATGTGCTTGATCTTGAGCGAAAACTCATTATCGACACAAAGGTCACTTGGGATATTGGCACACACCCATTCTTTGCCGATGAAGCAATGGAGAAGGTTAAAAAAGCAGGCTATGACGTTCAGATGCAGGCGTATATGTGGCTGTATGAATGCGAAGTGGCGAATATTGATTTTTGGCTATTCCCTTGCCCGCCTGAATTGTTGAACGGTTGGGATGACATAGATCAATTGGTTCACCTGGTAGAAAAGATTGATATTCGAGAGCGTAAAACAACTGTAGTTATCGAGCGTGACGAAGCAATGATTCAAAAGATCAAAGACAAAATTCCACACGCTCAAGAGTACTACGCAAAGTTATATCAAGAGCGCATTAAAGCGAAGGTGGCAGC